GATCGCCAGTGTTGTTGTTAACAACGGTAAAGTTCACTCTCGGATTATCTTTATAGTGCTCAGCCAGCTTCTTGATGTTTTCGGAAGCTTTGATATGAGCGTCAAGCTGCGTATCCAATCGGACAGTACGGCTGCGCTTCATGTTTAGCATGACGGCAAGATCAAGGGACGCATTCGTATAAACGATGTCCACGTTACCTTTGGTAATGCTCAAGGTTTGGTCGATCTTGTCAGTAGCAGACTTGAAATTGCCCAGCACTGAGTCAAACGTCAATGCGTCATCTTTCAGACCCAGCAGCTTACGAGCCATTTTCTCAGACTCAGACTTGCCTGATCCGCTACCGCCAGCAGTAAACATAGTCGCAGAATCGTCATCCGCTGCTGCCTTCTTCTCTAGGGCATTCTTCCAAATTACTTTTGAGAGGTATGAGCTAGGCTCATGTACGGCTGCAGCCAATGATGAGTCTTTGGCAAAACGTGGGTCAAGCTTCTTAACTGAGTCAGGATCAATGATGTTGCCATTGGTCTCAGCATACTTTTGAATCAGTGCCTGTTCATTATTTCGGATGGCAGTGTAAAAAGTTCCTTCGATTCTTCGCTCTTTTGGAGTGAGGTTCGGGGCTCTTTCAAATCCATGCTTGTCGATGTAGCCACCGTTAGGAAGCTTTTGGACTTTTTGTGTCCCTTGCTTTGGTTGCTCTTTTCCTTGCTCAAGCGGAAGATTTTGCTGAGCAGACTCAGAAGACTTTTTTTTTGCTTTTGCTGGCTCACTCGCTACTTCTTTTTTTTTAGTCTCTGATTCAGACTTAGGAGCTGCACTAGACCCGCCCGAACCGAATTGACCGTTATTTGCTCGGGGATGATCTTCTTCTTTGAACTTGGAATCGTCTTGGGCAACGCAGTTAGGAACTTGTTTCCCATCCTTGTCCTTCATCCCAATTTGTTCGTAACCTTCCCAGCATGGGTCTTTGTCTTGGGATACAGAAAACTTTTCTCCAAGGGCTTCAGCTCCATCTTCAGGATCTATTTCGGTTGCATCTTCAACACGCTTGAAATCTTCCTCAGCCAATTCCTCGGCTTCAGGACGGTCATCTTCCATGATGCCGATTTCGTTGTATCCGCTAGTTTTGTCAGTCGCTACACGTTGACGCTCATCTTCGCTGCTAATCGCACCCGAAGTAATAAGCACTTGACCAGCCTGAGCTTTTGCCAAGTTAGTAGCAGCCAATTCTTGTGCAGTAGGTGTATCAAGTGGCAGCCAATTCAGGCTAGTTTCAATGTCAATCTTCTTGCCAAGTTGTGGCTCAACGTAGGATTTAATTACCAGCGCATGATGACGCTCAGCCAAGGGGCTCAGGTCATGGGTCTGAATAGACTCAAGCAGCTCGTGATAGCTGGCTTCCTCGTACTCTCCAGTGGAATTAAATCCTTTTGGAGTTGTACCAATTAATTTGGTTGCTGGCACTCCAGCGATAGCTGCGACCAGTTGGTACTGGGTCATGATGAGGGAGTCAAAGTCAGCAAGGGAAGTATCGAATTGAGAGAACTCATCGCCTTCTTTATCGCCAAGCTTGATTCCGTAGTTATCACGATAAGCAGCCCATTGCTGCAAACGGCTAACAGCAGCGTTGCTGTCGCTCATTACCGCTTCCATATCAGTAAGCCAAACGGTAGTCCGTTTAGACATTGCTAACTGAGGGGCTTCGTTTGAAACACGTTCCGCAGCGTATACACGCTCCATCAACTGTTGAGTCAAAGGCACACCGCCATAAATGTATTGGGGTTTCAATACATCGACAGGCTCGGCATGACGGAAAATGATTAGGTGCGAACGGTGAACTTTCTTACCGTTGATGAGCCACCAAGTAGGCTCATAGAAATGTAGGGTATCAGGCTGGCTAGAAGCAGCACCATCCAGCATTGGAGCAGTCCAGTATGGGTCGACTTGAACGATCCCCTTGTAGCTGCCAGCAGTAATGCCATCGATATTGAATGGCTTTTCGTAATAAAGCGGATCGGTTGATTGCACTTTAAACATGGCAATACGAATGCCGAAGATACGTCCCTTGCGGATAAATTCACGCATATTCCAATTTAATCGGAAGGAACGGTCATACGAATTAATGATTTTTACGGCTTCAGGATCGAGCTCATCGCCATCCACTGAAACAACGTTGTAGCCTTTACGGATCGCATCATCCCCCGGCATCGCACAAGCTTTATTAATCAGCCAGTTTTGAGCGAGGATACCGCAGAGCTGAGCTCCAATAAACCCTTGTGAAGCGTACCAATAAACTACGGCATCGGAAACAGTGTTGTTTCCTGCTGAATACATTTTGAAGCTGGCAACTCCATTGCTAGAGTCATCCATTGCAAAATCGCCATTAAAGGCTGGCTGCTGCTTTTGAAGTGCTGCGAAAGTGTCAGCAACTTTGAATTTCTTAGCGTCAGGGTCAAACATATCAAAGGCATGAGTGCTGAATAGGCTTTTCTTAGCCTTCGGCTTTTGAGGTTCCTGAGTCGCCTCGCTTACCCCTTGTCTTCCTGTTAGCCACTTAAACATAAAATCCTATCCAAAGAAACTTCTGCGAGCCACCATTATTTCAGAAAAAGCTCTTGAAAGCGAATCCACTTGGTCATCATGTGATCCATTGGGGAATATACGCATTTCATTGATTAGAGCTGAATTCCAATCGCCTCGCAGCATTAGTACGTTGCCAATATTAACTTGAGCAGCAAAAGGCTCTGCCCTAGTTATCTTATCGCCTGACTCGGGAGAGCTGGTGACAGTATATCCTGCCAATGCTCTTGTGAGGTAAAGCACTTGTGTTTTACCCGCTTGCCCCGGATCCTGCGGAATGCTTATTTTGACTTTCCTTGAATCAAGCCCAGCCGTATTAACCATTGCTGCGTCACGCTGATCGGGACCCACACGCAGTCTAACCATATCTGCAATAACAAAGCGTCCATCGGGCAATCTTCCAAGTTTTCCTCCCGCAGTGTAGTCACCGTCAACAGTGCTGGCTAAGTCCCAGCCTCTGCACCACTTGATTTCCTCTGCGGGTAGAGCGTCAATAATTTTTATCTGATCGGGTTTGAATAGATCACCGTCCAAAGGTGCGGGTCGCTGCTGATACAGTGCCGACCACGTTCTCGGGTTTTGCTCAAATTGAGCCCAGTGCTTCTCGTCAAACCATTCAGTCCAAAGGTATTCCCCGATCTTGCGACCTAGCGGATCACCTTCGTTTTCGCATTTTGCTGGCAAACAAACCACTTCCCAGTGGTTTCCGTCTTTGCATAGAATCTTTCCTGATTCACCTTTCCAGCCATCGGGGAGTATCCGACCCGCCAAGTCATCTTCGTGCCACCGAGTCTGAATCAATACGATCCAGCCACCCGGTATGAGACGAGTCTTGAGGTCATCCTCGAAAGCATCATAAGTCTTGTTTCGGATTGTGTCCGAATTTGCCTGTTCACGTCCCTTAATTGGGTCATCAATGATGATCCCATGAGCTCTATTGCCCGTAACACCGCCCAAGATACCGCAAGCCATATATTCGCTGCCATTCGTTAGGCTGAACTCCTGCGCTGCAGACGAGTCCACCGTCAGAGTGGCATTCCATATTCCCTTGTAACGGGGTTGCTTGATGATAGAGCGAGTACGTCTACCAAGCTTTCGGGCTAGATCATCGCCATAACTGGCTAGGATCACCTTACGGTTTGGCTGAGCCCCAAGGTACTTACTGGGGAAAACTACTGAAGCATAGGTCGATTTGGCACTGCCCGGGGGCATAAATACCATCATCCGACCATGCGGAGTATTTGCTACTTCATCGAGCTTAGTCAAAAGCAGCCGATGATGATGAGCCATCGTAGTTTCGATTGGCTCAAAGAATTCGGTGTCGGGGTCATCCGTTGACGGCTTGCCCGGTACATCAATCGCATTGGCATACTGCAGAATGTCTGCACGAGCCCTGCGCCTGATTAAGACTTCCTTAGCTGCTTCGGCTTGCAATGGCAAGGAGAGCCTCGTCTGTCATATCCCGAAGATCTGAGTCTTCAGGGCTTGTAAATTTCTGAACTTGTTCCTTGTTTGCATTAAGCAATCCCAAAGGAACCTTGCTGGCTTCATTAGCCATATCAGTAAGAACGGAGACCATCTTCAAAGCGACCCCGCTTGATTCGATGTCTTCCTCGTTTACTGTATTGAGCTGAGCATTAGCCAGTCCTGAGAGTCGGTTAGCGTTTACTGCTCCGTACTTGGCTGCACTAGCTAGGTTGGTGCTGATCGCCCTTAACTCATCAACAAGACTTAATGTTGCGATTTGTTGCGTAATAGGAAGTTGCTTTAATGCGGTCTCTGCATTAAGTAGTTGATTTGCAACGGTTTTTACATTACGCACACTGGGAGTAATCTTGCGAGTTATTGCAGCTCGGTCAATACCAAACTCTTTAGCAAGTGCTGCAGCCTTTTCACCAGCCAGCATTCGCTTCTCAATATCGTGCCACTGAGATTCGGTGAGCTTTGAAGTACGAGCCATTAGGAAACTTTTCCTCTCAGCGTATCCAAAATATACGATTTATTAATCAAAATGTATCTTCCTTTTTTGTATCCCTGTTTAGGATACACCTAGTGTAATACAATGTTTTCGAGGGTGGTTAGGCAGACATTAGAGGATGCGAGAAGTAGATGGTTTTTCTGCCTTCTGATCTACAGTTAAAAATCGCCAAATCTACACCCTCACCTTAATCTATTTCCATTTCTTTAGTTTTGTAAAGTTTTTGTTCGGGATTGTAAAGTTTTGAATGTAGCAATGTAATGTTTTTGGCTTGATTCCATGACTTTCTTGCAACTGAGTCAGCCTTCTTGTAAAAATTGGCACGATTAATCCCGATTTCACTAGCAATGACTTTGATTGGAACTTTCTTTCCGTTACGGTAAGCTGAGCAAATATAGACGGCATAAAACGCAATTTGTTCGGTTTTGTCTAGGCTGTCAATAACCATAGTCAAAGCTGGAAAATACGGGTTTAGCGGGTAATCCACTCCTCGATTTGTAGATCCTTCATTCAGGATATTGTAAAAAGCTGGTGGAAGTCGAGGACCGTCATACCTATGCGCTTTGGCATACTGCCAAAAATTTACGCATATTTCCTCAAAATCAGGATCGGTAAACCGTCTGCTCATGATTTCCTTTTAAGGTCCCGGTTACATTTATCCGGGGTGCGAAAAAGGAATTAACGCACTGATTTGCGTCAATCTTAATCGATCACTCATCATCCCGCAAATCTTCCAGTGGTGATTTCCAGCAAATACTCCTCGGTGAGTCCGTAGACCGACTCGAATCTTTTGCGTCCAAGTCCATGAATACCGGAATTACCAGTATGGTGCTCGGGGCAGAGGGGGATGACTGGAGCATTACTACGCTTTCCGGCTCTACGGATGTGATGAATGACAGCAGGGCTTCCTTCTCCGTATCCGAGGTAAATGCAAAGGATGCACCCGAGTCTTGCAAGCTTGTCAAAATGTTCCTTTTCGGCTTTAGTCGCCATATTTGTACCCGTAAGCCAGCATACAAAATTCTTTTTCTAGGCTGCTGCCTGATTGCCAAAAAATATCGACAGGGCAGTTATTCCTTGCGACCACGAATGTTTTCCCAGCCCAAAGCAGCAAAATTATGAATAAGATTAGTTTAGCAAGATTGAGAATATCTTTCATTTTTGTGCTTTTAAAACAGTCATGAATCCAAACCAAAAACAAGCCCAAATAGCAAAAAACATTTCCCATGTAACTTCAACTGGAGATAAAAAAAATATTGATGCCATGAAAGCGCAATAAGCCAACAAAGTTAAATGAAATCTCATTTTTCTTGCGCCTTTTTCAATGACTCAGCTATTGAATTGCAATCTTCAGCAACGCAGCCCCCATCGCAATCCGCATCGTCATAATGAATTAATCCATACGGATCTGTTTTATCTATGTATTCAGCAGCTATTTCAAGCATTTTAATGGCTCTATCAATGTCATTTTTTTTAATTAATTTTTGTGACTCAATATATTCCAAAGCTTTTACCCAAGGATTATTTGCGCTTGAATGCTCACCAATATTAATCCCAAAATAATTAGCTATTTCTTCAGCCAAAGAATCAGCAGCAGCATGATAGTTGTCCCTTTCACGCAAAGCTTGGTCAAAATCCGACTCATTTACGCAATTTTGGGGATATGCAAAGCATTTCATTCTATGGCTAGGTTTTAATTTTTTATAGTATTCTTCATCAACAGATAGCCATGTATGGTCATTGGTTAAACCAAAATAAGATATTTCGTTCATATCAATGCCTCCTCAAATTGGGATAGATCTAGTTTTGGTTTTGGCTTGCGAACGCACTTAAACGTCCAGCCTTCACGCAACGAGCAAACGGCAATGGCTTCTTCTTGTCTGCCAACAATCCGCATAACCTCATTGTCTTCATTTCTAATAACGTACATACATATCCTTTCGTGAATATTTATCTATCATACATCAATATTGTTGTTCAGCCATGTGACAAAAAATTCCGCATTCTATGGCTTGTTCTGTTGGGTAATCTCCAGCGTCTACAGGAAGATTCGTAAGCCAAATACGATTTCCTTTGTGCTTTAATATTTTTGCGCCAATACTTTTCTCAAGTTTTGCCATTCGATTAAATTGCTCAGGAAAATCATGACGAATCTTATTCCAATATCCAAGCCCTCCTTTAACGCACCCAATGCAATTATTGTTTTGATAACCAAGTTTATACATAGCTGGTAATTCAATTCCAGCCCTCTCAATCATCGCTAAACAATCGGATTTATCAAGACCTTTATTTATAAGAATTGACCACAAACGTACATCGTTATTGGCATCAATAAACCTATCAACTCGGTCCTGCTCCTCAACTGTATAACCAAATACTTGAATGT